GGTTGCACCCCCCAAATGTGTCCCGAAATAATTAACAGGAATTCCAGTACCCATTGCGATCATGGATAGCGCCCACTCAAAAGCCTGAGAGCTTCCCTTTGATCCAGAAGCGGGAGCAAGCATCTCGCGCTTGATAGCATCGGTGTGAGCGAATTCAGATCCAGCGCCAGGAATTGTGCCTTGACCTTCCATGGCTGCAACATAGTTGTCCACGTCCGCTTGGCTTCCATTGATCGTGGTATCAATTGCCCATGCACTTTGTTTTTGCATAGCGATAATAGAATAATCCACGGAATCACGAAGGCGCTTTAAATAATTCAATACTGGGAATAGATCGGACCTTCCGCGCTTCTCGTTTGAGGCGCAATTGATTTTGAAATGATCTACTTGGTCCGCTGGGATTTGTTGATAAATAAACTTTGTGGAAGGAACAGGCTGTCCAGCGTCTGATCCCGAGTACATTTGATACTGAGTTGGGGCGACCCACACATAGGACAGTACTCGAGTAATATCTTCTGGAAAGGTTACGACCTCCCAAATGACCGAAGGATCGATTTGCCTTACCCTAGGAATTAAACCCTTAGACACCTCTTGCCCTGGCTTAAGCTCATAACCAATCTTGGTGGCACCATTTGGTAACCACCAGAACATTTGCTCCCCAGCCCATGACAGCTCGTTAGAAACGGTGGTCATCATGGCCTGCAGGTTGTTTGCTTCTTCAAAAGCCCTCCATAGAGCAAGAGCGGTTTTATTTTTACAGTCCACACGGAAGCCGCGGCCTAGGGTGAAGTTAGTGGTGCAATCGACGATAAACTTGGCTACGGGGTCGTGATTAATCGCAAAGAAACAAAGGGCGTGCATCCTAAGATAGTCGTAGTAGTAGAGCTGTTTGTTGAAGGGGCCACCGAGTAATGGAGTATAATCCTCCCCGGTGAGGTTTCCTCCACCTTGGAAATCGTAAGCGAAAAAATCAAGAGACTCTTTGAATTTTCTATTTGCATTGAGTCTGTGAGCTTCAATGAACCGGGCGGTATTGAGTTTAGCGAACCCTCCCTTGCCTTCCTTATTTCGCGCCATAACGCGTGCTTCGATCTCAATTTTCCCCCCCTTAGCTGCCTCTAACAATTCCTTTGTAGAGTGAATGCCTAAGGGATCTTTTTGGTCCCAAGGCTGCCAAGAGTGGTTCACATCCCCGGTTTTGGGGTCTTGTACATTTGAACGTAAAATTTTAGTGCGTAATCGCTGAACCTTTTCATCAGATTCTTGTTGTTTAATACCTATTCGTTTAGCCATGCGTCGAAGTCCTTAAAGTCTGGGTGGGGGATTGTTTCTATGTCCTCGCTGTAGGGAGCTAGGGTACATCTGCAATTAAAATGTGCTGCTGGAACGACGGCGTCACACCCCTCATCATCAACGCCACCCATTTCTTCTAATCTGGATTCTATTTCTTTTGTCGTCAAGCCATTGCGCCACAGACAACACTCATCGGTCCTATCATCTATGATGGCGATCCAAACCATATCTGTAAATCCATTTTGATTTGCAGCATCGATCTGGCCGTCACGAACCTGTTGAATGAAGTCTTGATTTAATTCTTTTTCAATTTCCCATCCGTACCACTCCTCCAGGTCCTCCCCTTTGCCACTCTTAATGTCGTAGACACTCTTTGGTCCTCTGAATCTAGGAATGTAATCAGACTTATAAGCGGTGACGATTTCATCCCACTCCTGGTCTGTGACAAATCCTATGGATGCATCAACCTTTGGCTTCTTGGGTTGGGCGTCCGCCTCCTTGACTTTTTTTAAAACTTTCGGGGGGCGCTTGTACGCTTGGATCTTTGGGAAGTCTGAGATGATTCTAGACTGCACTTCATTTGGATCTTCTTCAGAAATCATCCCAAACTCAAAGGAGCGGAGCAGTTTATATTTTAGTTTATTTAATGAATAAACAATGCGTGATAGGTCCACCTTTTTCCTTTGGATATTAGCGTTATATTTCCCGCCCATCTTGACTCTAGCGATCGCTTCAGCTTCAGACACCACGGTGAAGATATGGGTCAGGCGCATGAGTCTTTCTCTGGCATAAGATATTCTTTTAGCTAAATCACTAAGTACTCTGTCCACTTCTCTTTCAAACGACTGGACGGCAAAACGAGCGTTCTCTGCTCCATTGTTTGCCATAGCGATGCGAATACACTGATTTTGAATATCGGAGAATGCGATGTTGGTGTAATCCGTGATCTCTTTTTGAGTGTTACGCAGGAGCTTTTCTAATACCTGGTCTCTCTTTTGAACGAACGCACGGTAGGTTGCATTCTGATAAAGATTGGGCGCAGCTTTAGGCATCTTAATTATGCTCTCCTGATTCTTCTTAAAATGCCAACATTTCCCGTTCCCTTGATTGGGTTACGAACGCAAACGCCGTATCCAATACCATCGGTAGAGTGTGTAAGAGATGGGTCTTTGGTTTGATCAAGGATCGCTTTTTGAGATCCCTCTTTCCAAAGGACTCGCTCGAAATCTTTAATCGCAAACTGACAATCTGGATGCACCCAAAGCTCGGTGTGTTTGTCCGCAGCGTAGAGACGAGCGTTCACTGTGTTTACTCTGTCTTTGACTGGGGGGTTAGATTCAGGGGTGAGGTTTCTATAGGTGATCCCATTATCTTTCAACACGTCGCAGAGAATTGTGTAATCGGTCGCCCCAATATCAGCGCTAGTCTTTCTTGATTTACCAGAAGCGTCCCCAACAATATTGACTCCGATCTCTGCTCTAATTCCAAACGTTTTAAATCTAGAAACAAACTCTAGGGCTGCAAGCTCTGTGTTTCCGCTCATTCTAATTTCATCACGGAAATAATGGCCCACGCCTTCTTTGTATTGTCCATAGGTCCAAGAAATAAAATCGACGTTGAAATCGAGATATAATTCAATGGGCATAAAGGGGTGAAATTTATCCTCAGACATCCATGGAGCAATTTCTCTAATGTTTCTCTCTCGGTTGAATGATTTATAAGCCTGGCCCTGGGTTAGGGATCTAAACTGAGCTTCGATTTCCTGCTCGAATTCCTCAAGCGTCATATCCCGCTTTGCGTCGTCGTATTCCTCTTTGGTGAACGCTGGATTACAGGTGGAGGGTGCATTTAGAAATGCCCAGTTTTTATTTGTAAGAGCCTTTAAGCTTAGGTCGTAGAAATGGTCAAAGCCGTTTGGAGTACCAACGAACGCGCACCATCCCTTGGTAGAGGTGAGCATCGGGCGAATGATTCGCGCCCATAGGTTTTTATTTTGATCGCGGACCTCATCAATTACACACCCATGGAGGGTTTCACCTCTGAGGTTGTCGTACACCTCTCCAGATACATATTGGATCGTAGAGCCATTCTTTAGGGTGATAATCAGCTCGGAATCGTTCTTCCTCCACATCCCGATGTTCTTTTGAATCGCCTTTTTCATCCGGCGATACATTTTTTTGGCCTGTTTATAAGTAGGAGAAACAAACCAATAGACGGTGTTTGGCTTTGCCCATGCGTGTTTTAATAGCTCGTTATTCGCCCAGGTTGATTTACCTGACTGACGACCAAAGCTTAATACCCTGAAACGATGGGGGAGGAGGTGGGCCTCAAATTGTTTGCGATGAGGCGTGTATAATTCAATCGTCTGAATCTGCTGCTTCATCTTCGTCCGCATCTTCACCAGGTGCAGGCGCTTCTGGCAGAGATCCCCATTCAGTTTTGTACACTATATTCCCGTGTATCTCTGCGTCCGTTTTCATTTCTACTTTGTCCGACATCTGCGCGTAATTTTTCAGAGCAAATACGAGACAGTAGTCTGAGGGTTTTTTCACATCAAGAGCACGAAGGAGTAATTGTCTCTTCAAGCTCAAGACCATTTTTGCTTTACCCTCTTTTATTTCCTTTGCAAAACGACGAAAGATGGTGGTGACATTTACACTAAAAAAATCGGCTATTTGTTCTTGAGAAAGGCCCATTTCAGCCAACTTTGAAACATCTTTTTTTTCTATTTTTGCTTTCGGTCGAGCCATAGTTTATTTTAAATACTCTTTGTTTAAGCATAGAACGCATTTGCATTCATCACAAGCCACAGGTTTATGCTTGACCTATACATTGCATGGTAGTAGGCCGTTTGCCCCGAGGGTAATACACCAACGGTTAGAATGCCCATCGGTGCTCTTAAATTAGCTGGATAGGTGACAAGAGTATCTGATCCTGAGGAGTTGCGAACAAAAACGAACATCTCTCCCCCCGTCACTCTGGTTCCTAAAAATGTTAAATCGATTTGTGCGATAGGTGTAGTAATATCCACAAAGAAAATATCGTACTGCGCTAGATTTAGGTTTACCGTCTGGTCGGTGACCGTAATGATTTGGACGGATCTAGTTAATGGCAGTGTAAGGATGCCGCCTGGAAAATCACCCACTTGTATTGGGTTTACCACAAATACTTGTAATGCACGACGATTGACGCCAAGGCCATCGTCTACGTTTCCTATGGGATATCCTCGGTCTGTTTGCAGGGCCGATATGCTAGGTGTTTCATCTGCCATTTGGTTTATTCCTTTTCGCCCCCCTGATGGTGGGTTTTAAATTGATAATGTCATAGTTTTTTGGATCTTCACTATAGATCGTGGCTTCAAAATATTCTTCCACGTTTTTTGTTAAAATTCTTTTAGAAAATTCATGTGAGAAAAATACACTGTCATCTACGTCTACCATGTTGGACACGGCATCGATCGCGGACTTGAGTAAATTGTTTAGATCACGAATTTTAATTTCATTCTTCTTTGTGAGCAGGGATTCTTTCTTAAAGAAGAAATGTAGATTTAGTTTCAACACCTTTCCCTGGCTTAGATAGTCTTTGAGGGTGCGCTGTATGCACCTAATTTGAGTGGCGTTTTCTATCTCGTATTGGGAGGTGGAGCGGTCGAACCTGGTAGCGTGTTTGGTTTTTACGAACCGGCTCATGGCTCTAGAGAACCGCAGTTGTTTATTGGCAGAGGGGGGGATTGGGATTCCTGTGAGACGAGCGATCATATCTTAAAATGGTACTGCGGGGAGTGGAATAAGAAAAGGGCCAGGGTTTTTAGGCCCCAGCCCCTTGTCTTAGGTAAGAAAAGAAACCACTCTTTGAAGACCTAAGACTTTCTTTTGCTTTATGCGTACCATCTAAAATAGGTCGAGTTCTGTACGCCTTCTAGTTTAATCGGGTTTGTTGGTTTGTGTAAAGAATTAAAAAAGGCGCAGAGAAGTCATCATTAAGCTAGAAGTTCTTCGCTGCGCCGAATGTCTACAAAAAATTAACTGCAACGTTTGTAGCGAGTGCAGTCAACCAATTAAAGCCAATAGTCACCTGGCTAAAATAAAATAGTAAAAAACGAACCAGATGTCCAAAGGTTAAACCGACGTTAGGTATTTTTTAATCATAGAGAAGAAGGTTTGCTCGATTTCTGTTCTAGCCCTTCCCTCCATGGTGATCATCCCGTCTATTTCGGTGGCATACATTTTCAGCTCAAAGTCTGAAAAATCGGAGAGCTTTTGCCCTGCCCATGTACCGACCTCAATAATATGCCCAGCGAGTTTTTGACGCTCACTGGGCGCTTGGTCTGGGGACTTGTTGTTTTGCGACGCAGGCGACGCACCATTTGGTTTTATTGGAGATGGTCCTCGGGGGGCTTCGTGGTTTGGTTTTGTATCAACAACCGTGGCCTCCACGTCTTTTGCCTCAACACCCATTTCCTCTCCGGTATAAATGCCGGACATATCATTTGGGAACGCCTTCCGAAGGGCCAAGCTCTCGGCGACCTTTGCAATCATGAGGGCCGGTTTGCTATACCACATGTCGGTTAAATCACCCGCCCTGTATTTACCGTCTTTGTCATCGTATTTTTGGCGCTGGGCATATTCGTTAAAAATAGCCACAGCATAAAGGGGCTCTCTAAATCCTTTTTTGAATACCCCGACCTTACATGCCGCCGGTACTTCTTTGTTTAACCAAACGTCCACCCACTTGGCGTCCGCTCCACACCACATTGGTTGTGTTTGCCCCTCGTATTTGTCGGACCTCTCAGCGATTAGACGCAGCCCATCTACGCTTGTCATAATCGTTACCTTCCCATTTTTAGCTTTCATGAAATAAATCTGTCTTGAAAATGGGTCTAGCGCCGTTCGAGTACACTGAGTAAGAAATAAACTTAGCTCGTCGTCGGAGGCGTCCTTTGCGATCGTTCTTTTTATGAGCGCTCGTTGCTCTGGTGTAAATGCCATTACGGATGTGGTTTGGTTAGTGACTTGTAATTGTGTCATTTTGGTTTCCTTTCGTTTATGTAAATTACCGTAAAAGATAATTACTAGAAAGGCAACCAGTTAATTGCTTTTTTATTCGTTAAATTTTCCCACCTAGTTAAAATAACATCGCAATATTTAGGGTCTAACTCCATTGTTCGACATACGCGAGATCGGAC